GCAGCAGCTTTTCCGTTTGATCTGCAAAGATTTAACGGAGAAGGAGCCACGCTTAGCACCGAGTTGACGGGTTTGATTCCCGAGGAGACAGCATCGGAAATTGTGAAAGACGTGGTTCGAGGCTCCGCGATCATGAAACTTGCCGATCTTGAGCCGATGACCTCCGCAACCAAAAAGATTCCCGTGTTGCTGGATGGCCCTGGCGCTTACTGGGTAGGTGAAGGCGAGCGGATCAAGACGTCGAAAGCCACGTGGGCACAGGTAACGCTTAATGCGAAGAAATTGGCCGTCATCGTCCCAATGTCGAAGGAAGCTCTCACTCGTCCAAGTATCGATGTCTTCGAAGAACTCAAACCATACATTGCCGAGGCCTTCTACACCAAGCTGGATGCGGCCGCGTTCATCGGTACCGAGTCGCCGTTCGCAACGAACATCCTGACTGCTGCCGTCAACTCCGGCAATACTTTCACCCGCGGATCTGTGGCCGGTCAAAATCTGGCCGATGACGTGAACAGTGTTATGGCCCTGATCGAAGCGGACGACCAAGAGCCGCGTGCCTTTGCTGCTCACTTCGGTCTGAAATCTTCTCTGCGCGGCTTGAAAAACAGTCAGGGCGATCCTCTTTACCTGACGTCTGTTCGGGATGGCGTTGCCGAAGATTCCCTGTACTCCTTGCCGATCGAATACTGCCGCAACGGCGCCTGGGATAAAACCAAGGCCGATCTGATTGCCGGCGACTTCAAAAAGGCCAAGGTTGGCATTCTGCAGCAAATTGAATACGAAATCCTGAAAGAGGCTACCCTGCACACGATTTCCGCTGCAGACGGGAAGCCTCTTTCTCTTGCTGAGCAGGACATGGTGGCGCTGAAAGCGACTTTCCAAGTGGCATTCCTGGTCGTCAAGGAAAACGCGTTCGGCGTACTCCGCCCGGCCGGCTATACCCCGTAAGGCACGTAATCAATCTGAGGGGAGGTTTACCATATGAAACCCAATGACATTCTGGTGATCAGCAAGGGGAAAGAAAAGCTGAAAGTGTCGCGGAAAGCGTTTGAGGTCATCTACTGCCAACACGGCTACAAGGTGGAGGATGACCCGGCAGGAGACGCGGCTGTACAGGAGCCGGTGAAACCGGATGGCGATTCTGACAAGTAGTGAACTGATCGGGTTTTATCCCGAATTTAGCACATGGGATGCCGAACGTCTGAACGCGGTTGTTTTGCGCGCAAATGTGTATGTCGAGGGACAGGTGACGATTCCCGATCCTGTCCCTGACGAATTGAAACTGGCCGTCGCGATGATCGCCAAGGACATGGCACAGGAAAAACGGGTGACCAGCGTCAAGCAGGGGGACTATCAGGAATCCATTACCTACGTCAACAACGACCCCAAGGTTGAGGAGATTCTGAACAAATACCGCAAGAACAGGGGGCAAAAGATGTGGATGATCTGACCGAATACAAACGGCTTCTGTGCCACTCTTTTACCCTTTTGGATATGCAGGGGGATGTTGACCCCTTTACCGGGGGAAAAAACCGCTCAGAATGGCTCCCTGTGGCCCAGAACGTGCCTTGCAGGGTATCTGGCTCCCCCGGTCGCATTCAGCAACTCACCGGGCGTCAGGCGACATCTCAGGACTTCCTGATGCATACCCTTCACCCCGGTCTGAAGCCGGGGATGCGTGTCCAGATCGAACAGCCCGAGTTTGCCGGAAATCTGTATGAAGTTGGCCTTCCGTATCCCGTGTATGGTTCGGCCGGCATACATCACTATGAGGTTGTCATCAGTCTCATTGACGCCGTTACTGGAGAGGAGCCTGAAATCTGATGGCTCGCGTCAATAAAAAGGACTTGGAACGCCAGTACCGGCACCTGAAAAAGCAAGCCAAAAGAGAAGTGCAGGCTACCATGGACCGCGTTGCCCGGAAAGCTGGCTTTCAGGTTCTCAGGGGAGCACAGGACCGGGCGCCGGTCCGGGATGGTGTACTGCGACAGTCGCTCATGATCGGCAACAGAGATAACATTTTCGACCTAGTCTTGCAGGGAACGAAAGCAGAAATCACCGTCGGCACTGCCTTGGAGTACGCCCGGTACGTGGAAGAAGGGTTTACCCAACGAAAAGGGCAGTTCGTACCTGGTTACTGGGACGATGAAAAATTTGTTTATGCCCCGGGGCATCCCACCGGCATGGTTTTGAAAGGCCGACGGATCCCTGGAGTCCACTATCTGGCACGATCGGAAGCAGAGGTAGAGTCGATCATGGACGAACTGGTGAAAGAAGAACTGGACGAGCTGGCGAGGAGGTTGTTCCCGGATGGGCGATGATGTTCTCTCCGTACGCCACTGGCTTTACGCGTTGACCGGCATCCAGACGGAAAGCCTCCGTGTTCCCAAGGATTTTACCCGCCCCATGTGGTTCGTAGAGGAGCCTTTCCGCATCCCGGAACCTCGGCGGCCGGACGTCTACCGGGAAAAAGGGACGATGAGCCTTACCCTGTTGGCCGAAAACGCGGAGCAGCTAAAACAGATGGTCTCCCTGGTACGGCAAGACCTTGCTGATAAGCGTTGGGCGCTGCCGCTATACAACACGGACCGCGTGCAAGTTGGGTACATGCGGGAGTGCCGCTTATCGTTTAGCAAGCCGGACGGCTTTGACCAGTCCATAGAGTTGAAGTATCTGGTTGACCTGCCTTACACGCCGGTGGTGTACGACCCGTTGGAGGTCATTCATACACGGTTTGACCCGACATTGAAGAAAGGAGGGGGACGAAGTGGCCCGTAAACAAGGAACTGACAACGATGTCGGTCAGCAAGAAGTAAAGTACGCGAAGGACCAGATCATGAAGGTGGCACAGCAAAAGTTCGGCTTGAACCGAACGGAAGCGATTGCCGCCTTTTTTGATGCTCCCACCGAGATGACGGTCGCAGAGGCGGAGACATTCGTGAAAAAGTTCAAGGAAAGGACGGTGAAATAGATGGCCGGCAAGTATCAACCTGGAGAGGAGAAAGTCCTGTCCGGTGCTTACTCCTTTTTGAAATCGTTTATCGAGGAACAGACCACACCAGGATTACGAGGGAAACTGGCCCTGCCGATTGTTGCTGATTGGGGGCCAATCGGCGAGTTTGTGACGGTACGCAATAAGACATCTGCCGAGAAGAAATTCGGGAAGGTGGAGGACTTCGATCTGATATGGGCAGCCGATCCACAACCCACCGAAGTGCTGCTGTATCGTGTCGCCGGGAACAGCGCAGCGGCTGCAAATGCGATCTTGAAAAGCGGCGCAATCGACGTACTCAAAGTCGAAGCGAAGTATAAAGGTGAGCTTGGTAACCACCTCAAGGTCGTCGTCCAACCCAACCTTCTCGACGGAACAAAAGTCGATGTACTGATTTACAAGGACGCCGAATTGGTCGAGAGCCAAACGGGTGGCACCAACGACGAGCTGGTAACTGCCTTTGCCAACAGCGAGTATGTCGTCCTTACCAAACTGACTGACACGCTGCCGGACCCAACCGCGGGCACAAATCTGACAGGCGGCGACAGTGGCAAAAGCGTGGAGGCGACCAAATATACCGCGTACCAAAATGCACTCGCCACTCAAAAAGGGAAATTTGGTGTGTTCACCCTGGGGATTGCGGACGCCGCTCTGAACGCTGCTGCCCAGGATTGGACAAATCAACAGGTGGCTCTCGGCAACTATATCCGATTTGTCTACGGCGGGGATTCGACGCGGGACCAGAACAAGGCTGCAATGATCCAGTCCAGCAAGGACGCCAACAACATGGCGGTCGTAAACTGCGGCAGCGGCTTCAAGTGGAAAGGGAAGACATACCCGAGCGCAAAGCTGGCTGTGTATATTGCGGCCCTGATGGCAGCGATGCCTCTCAACTACACGATGGCGCTGTACATCACGCCATTTGATGCCCTGACTGTAGAGTGGGATCAGGATACCGACCTGATCGAACTCGTTCAAGCTGGTGTCCTCATGCTGAACATGGACAACGGGAAAGTCATCATCCAGGAGCCTGTAAACACGCTGACCACACCGGGGCCGGACCAGTCAAAAGAGTTTGGGAAGATTCGAGTGGCGGACACCATGTTCACCATCCTGCATGCCGAGGAAGAAGCAGCAAAAGAATGGGTGAGACAGCAACCGAACAGCAACAGTCCGGCGCGCAGAGCGGCCTTCTGCCAGATGATGAAAGAAACGGTGTTTAAACCGCTGGCAGCGATCGAAGTCATTGCGGCCGACTATGAATACATCGAAGACCCCGAGTATCACGGGCCGGACCCGATCTACACCCCGGCGCGCAACGCGGGGCACTTCATTGCGGGATTCCGTCACCAGGACGCGCTTGAAAAAATCTACACCTACAACAAGGCAAAGTGAGGTGACGCCAAATGAACAAGGATGCTCAAACCTATTCGGGTACCCACGGTCATTTTTACGATCAGAACGGTAACGAATTGACGGAGTGCATCGGTTTTGAGTTGACCGAGGAGTTTGACAAAGTGGAAAGCAAGCGTGCGGGCAAGCTGCGGAAAGGCCACCGTGTTGTGTCTTCCTCCGTAAGTATGACCGCCACATTTGAACGGACAGCAAATGTCCAAAAACTGATCCAGGAGCTTGCCAACAACCCCGAAAAGAAGGTGAACTTTATCGGGGAGTTGGACGATCCTGTGGCGGGAAGATACCGGGTAGCCGTAAAAGGCTTTTCGCCGGATTCGCTGGCACTTGCGAAATGGGAACATGGCGCGATTGACGAGGATACTTCACTTGAAGGAACAGTCGATGATTACGAATTCATTTAAAACAGGGGTTGACCCCATAGGAGGTAACAGGTATGAGCGAATTTCTCACGATGGAAGAGTTTCTCGGCATGAACACCCAAGCGGATGAGAAGAGCGAATGGGAGTGGAAGCGAAACGGCGTGAAGCTTCCGATTCGCTCCGTCCCTGGGGATGTGTACTACAAGGCTCGGAAGGCTGCACTGAGGATTTCTGTCACCGGCAAGAAGAGCAAAGCGGAACGGAAAGTAGAATTCGATGACCTCCGGTTTAAATCGGAGATCATCATTGCGGGTATCGATACCGATCGGACAAATTTCCGGATCGATTCGCCGCAGGTCCTCGCAAAGTTCGGGAAGATTGCTGCCGTTGATGTCGTACCTTGCATCTTCCGACCAAATGAAATCGATTCGTTGTATGAAGCGATTGCAGCCATCAGTGATTTTGCGGACGATGAGGAAGCCGAGGAAGAGGTAAAAAACTCATAAAAGAGAGCCCGGAGTTGGCTCTCTATTCTTACATCTGGCAAGAAAAAAACCGGCTTCCCTCGGAAATTTTATGCCTGCCTGAGCGTGAGAAACAATTTGTCCTGATCTCTACGGCTATGGAAATCCAACGCAAGGCTGAGCAGGAAAAGAAAATGGAACGGCTCAAAGGCCGACGTGTAAGAGGGAGGAGGAGATAGGGAATGGCTTTGACCACAACGCTGGCGTTCCAAGAGAAGATGACCAAGCAGATCTCCTCCCTTCTGAAACACCTTGGCGACGTGCTGGACATCTTCGATGACATAGAGGACGCGGCCACCGAAGTTGAGGATGCGTTGGACGGCATCGATCATGCTTCCATTACCCAACTGGACCATGCGATGGACGATGCTTATCGCCAGGCAACGAAGCTTGCCCGCCAGATTGCCGAGGTTGATGACAAAGCTGAAGCGGTCGACGCGCAACATGTTGGCCGGTTGGAAAAGGCGCTGCGTGCTGCCGCAAAAGCTGGTGACGAGGCGGCAGAATCGCTGGAGTACGTTGACAAAGCCGCTGGGCACATGGAGGAAATCGCTGGCCTGACTGCTGCCGGTGGAGCGGTGGTGACAGCCGGCTTGTCAGCCGCGGCAGTATCGGCGTACGAAATGGATCATTCCCTCGATATGCTGCAGGCGCGCGTGGGGGCAACGGATGCCGAAATGGTATCCATGTCAGACTCAGTGAAACAACTGTTTACGTCCGGTTTGGTAGAGGCGCCGCAAGAGGCATCGGAATCATTCGGGCGGTTTAAGCATCTGTTAGAAGGGACCGACGATGAGATTCGCAAGGTTGCAGAAGGTGCAATCGCTTTGGAAAAGATTTCGCTCGGCGACCTCGATCAGGACAGTATTGCAAAAGCGCTGGACATGATGCAAACCCAGTGGGGGACCGGTCCTGTAAAAGGTCTCGACATGATCACGGCTGCCTATCAGCGAGTCGGAGATAAAGCGGACGACCTGCTTGATACGATCTGGGAATACTCTCCGCAGTTCAAAGAGGCCGGGATCAGCGCCGAGAAAATGATGGGCATGTTTGTGGCCGGTACCGAGGCGGGCGCGTTCAACTTTGACAAGCTGGGCGACGCATTTAAAGAGTCTTTTGGTATTCGGCTGAACAAGGCTCTCGATGAAAATGCTCTTGGTGCGCTTGAAGATATCTTCGGGGAAGAGAAACTGTTCAAGATGCTTGACCAGATTAAGGCCGGCGGCAAAGAAGCCGAGAAAGCGATCATCGCGATTACGACCGGAATAGCTTCCATCAAGGATCAGAAGGTACAGGACGATGTGTTATCCAAGGTGTTCGGCACCCAGTACGAAGATCTCGGCCGGGACGCGGTCATGGCCATGCTGAACGCTAAACCCCTTGAGGATTTTGCCGGGAAGACGGAAGAGATTGTGGGGAAGGTGTCCAATGAATGGCAGGCCATGACCAACGAGATGCAGCTTGCGTTTGAACCGGTTGGGGATGCTGTTCTGGACGTAGCCAAACCGATCGTTGGCTTCATCGCGGACATTGCCAAAGGAATCGGGGAGTTTGCCAAAGAGCATCCGTTTATCACAAAAGTTGCTGTCTCCTTTCTGATGTTGTTTGCAGCTCTCGCTCTTTTGATTACGCCCCTGGTGTTTTTGGCAGGGATATGGACGCCGGTAACGGTCGGTTTCTCTGCGATGAGCGCTGCCATAAGTGGATTTGGTCTTGCTTCTCTCAGTGCGTTATGGCCTATTCTACTTGTCATTGCAGGGATTGTCGCCTTGATTGCCGCGGCATGGTGGCTGTACGAAAACTGGGATATGGTCAGCTCGTATCTGGTTGCCGCCTGGGAGTGGGTCAAAGGGGTAGCGCAGTCAGTATGGGATGGACTGACAGCCTATTTTACCATGGTGATTGAACTGTGGAAGGGACTCTTTACTGCGTTCACTCAATTCATCACCGGGGATTGGTCCGGGGCGTGGGAAACGATAAAAGCCACTTTCCAAAACGCTTTTACGACCATCGATGGCTGGTTTGGCGGATGGATCAGCGGCTTATTCGAGAGCGGGCAGAAAATCATCACCACGATTGTAGACGGCATCTTGTCAGTCAAAGACAAGATTGCAGACGCACTCTCCAGCGTGTTTGAATGGGCCGATCAATTCCTGCCTCACTCAGACGCGGATCTGGGGCCATTCTCCCGGTTAACCGACAGCGGTATGGCAATCCCTGAGACAATGGCCATCGGGGTGGAGGCTGCAGGGGATTCCCTGGTTACGGCTATGGACAGTGCATTCAGCCAAGTGCCAAGCTATACGCCATCCCTTGCCAATTCCGGAATCGCTCAAGCTGCTGTTGGCGGTTCTGGTTCAAATTCAACGTTCGTAGATTTCCGACCAACCATTCAGGTCACCTTGCAGACCAACAGTGTAAATGGCAAAGAGGATATGGAAAGTTTGGCCGAGCAGTTGGCCGATACTATTGCCGAAAAGGTACTCCACGTATTAGCTGGGACTGGAACGACTGTTCTTGAATAAAGAGGTGAAGACTTTCTGTGCTGATGCTAAAATAATGTTGCCGGGTATCAATCCAGCGGCGTGTCCATGTAGCATTCGTCACCACGATATAGTTCAAGTAAGACGAAAAGACGCTCTCCGCATCAAGAGCGTCTTTCAGGCGATATTATATATTTTTATTTATTATCAGTTGTGGTAATATTGGATGTAAGAAGAGTATGCGTTATCGCATATCGAATATTGAATATACTAATAAAGACCGCCGGTGCTGCAACACCGACGGCCTGTACAATAGACGTCCCCACAAGGGGGCGGCTCAGCGCAATATCAGTCAGTCAAGAATGACCGCCTTGGACGCCAATCTCAAGGGCGGTCATTCCTTTTGGTCAGGGCAACTACGATTGTTACGACGAGGCTCAGCAGTCCGACGATAAAGCCGCCAAACTGGAGCATAAGCGTAAGCGTTTCGTGAGTAATTGCCACGTTCCCACCTCCCTTCGTTTCCGACATGGGAGATGAGCCGACCACCCTTGAGGAGCCGATTCTATTGTACATGGAAGATTATAACACGGGCACATCCATCATGGGTGTGCTTTTTTCATTGGGGGGCGGGTGAGATGAAATCCAAACACCTTGAGTTTTGGCTGACCTGGAACAATAACGCTGAAAAGCTGCGACTGCCCGTTCTGCCGCCAAAGGTATCGGTCAAAATAGGGCACCAATACACGGACATCGATCTGGTGGCGATCGGAGAGGCAACCATCATCGGCGATCCGGAGTTGGACGAATACTCATTCTCCACCGTCTGGCCGGAACGGTTTGACCCGGGGATATGCGATTATGACGGCTTTCCCTCACCTGAAGAATTCGTGGCAACGATCAAGCGGTGGAAAAACACAGGGTACCCAATCCGGTTCAAAGTCACCGGCAGTTCCATTAACTCGCCGGTCACTATTCGTGACTTCTCATATGAATGGGACGGCTTCGATGTGGAATTCAGCTTGGCGTTAAAAGAGTATCGCTTCGTGACCTTAGAAAGCACCAACGTCAATATTCAGTTCCAAACAACAGGCAAAGGAACACGGCCAGATACACGAATGGCGAAAGTTTCATCCACTAAGAAAAAAGACAGCGACAGCAAGGAAAGCTTGGTTGATAAGTATCTCTCCCGGGGAAAACCCAAGCTCAAATGAGCCTGGTAGAAAGTGAGGTGTCCACCATGCAGCCCAGGTATCACTATGAAATTCGCATCCAGAAGCCCGGAAAACAGGCGTTCCGTCTCCCTTTTTCTGAAGCGACGTGGTCAGGCAGCCGGCAAGAGGCGAAACGAACGCTCGCTGTGAAGACAAACAAAGGGCGGGACAGGTTCTGGCCGGATGTCAATGTGGAAGAAGGCGACCTGATGGAGTTGATCT